AAAGACTGGGTGTTAGTCAGGCTGCGTATTCGCGGTTGGAAAAGGGGGAGATAGAGATTTCGATTATGAAGCTAATAGCATTGAGTGAAATTTACGATATTAGGTTGCAGGAGTTGGTTAAAGGTATTTAGCTAGAGCTTGGATGGCGGTGTGGCGGAGCCGGTGAAAGCACCAAGCGGTCGGTCAATGGGGATTGCAGAACAATTCCTGATTCCCAAACAAGAGTTATCACTCACCTCCGGGGAACGGACGCTCATATGCCGTAATTTCAGCAGGTCGTGAAGCAGCAAGTAGTTCCATGCTCACTAACAACGCAAGACCATCAGTAACACGTTGATCATCAAGTGCAACTCTCTCTGCTGCTGTTAGTTCATCCGCTAATGTTTTGACTGCATTAGCGGTTGCGTTCTGCGCTTCAGCGGCATCAACCTCGGTTTGATTTTCAGCAGTGGTAGCTAGTTGATACACTTCAAGTGCTGCTTCATAAGTTGCAGTTTCTTCAGCGGTAGGGTCTTCAAGCATTGAATACTCAAGAACTGCCGCTTGATATGCAGCGTATTGTTCTTCAGTTGCTAGGCCGCCAATCTTCTCTGGCACTTCTACCGTATCAACAGAAGCAGCAAGAACATCTGCATATTCAGCTGGTGTGAAACGTGCAAAGAATCCTGCACTGGTAACAACACCGTAGCTGTTGGCATCAGCAAAGCGATGACCTTCTGTGGTTAGGAGTAGTTCAGCGTAGGCTTCTGGTGACATGCCAGCAGAATTGGCGGCAAAAATCAACCCGTCGATAGCGCGGGTGTTGGTCAGTGTGACAGAAAGCGTGTCCATGGTTGGGTCGGAAGCGAAGTTCAGAAAGGACGCCATCAGCCGACGATCCAGTTAATGCCGTCGCTGAAGACCGGCACGAAATTACTACCGCCGCCGACAACAGCTTGGCCGTGATGTGAACTAAGCGTGCTGGTTGAGTCGGTAACAAAAGCTTTAGTGCCTGCACCAACAGTTGCTGCTGCAGTTAATGCACCAACAGTTGTAGGAATAAGTTTTAGATAGCCAGTGCCAGTCGAGTCGGTACTTACTGAAGCAGCACTTACCCCGGCCCGCTGCAAATCCAGCAGGTTTGTTGGATCTACGCCAGTGCCACCTTTTTGTGCATCAATAACAAGACCGCTGGAATCGCGGGTTAGTGAGGTGCGCTCAAAGTTACTGGCGTCGGTGTAGGTGTTGTAAAGGCGGAAGGTTTGGGCGTTAGTTCCGTTGCGTTGGGCAATACAAAAGTTATCAGTGTCCCAGGCCAAAGCCGCAGCATTTGAGAACGATGACGATGAGCTAGAAGCAAAATATAGTGAATTTGTTCCGGCTCCGCCGCTAAGAGCCCAGACCTTGGGGGCTCCGCCTGCTATTAAAGAAGCGCCACCACTAATAGTTCCTAAACCATGGCCATATTGGTCGTAGATCAGCCTAGGACTAGACCCGCCTTGTCCTGCAAGTCTTATTGCCCCAGTATTAGTTACAAAGAGTTTGCTTGTGCCACCACTCTGCAGATCCAGCAGCTTGCTATCGCCAGCACTTGCAGTGTTGGTTACATTTAGCTTTAGCCCAGTGAATGTTGTGGCTGCATTATTCCATGTCTGACTAAGATTGATGATTGGCGCATCTGTCGTAACGGTTTTTCCGCCAACGGTTAAGGCGCCTGCCGCGTCGTCATAGGTTAGACCGCTGTCGCCAGCGAAGCTTCCGCCGTCGTTAAATTGGACTTGGGTGTCGGAGCCTCCAGGGGTGCCGCCACCTCCTGTTTGGTCAACCCACTCGGTGTCGTAATCAGTGTTGCTGGCTTTCGCCAGCACTTGGCCCGTAGTGCCACCCGCGTCAACTCCTATGCCATCGGCTCCATCTGCACCGTCAGCGCCTGCAGGCCCGGTAGCCCCGGTAGGCCCCTGGGGGCCAGCTAAAGTGCCGAGCGATGACCATGCAGATACGTCCCAAACATAAAAATTATCGTCAGCCTCGACTAGATAAACATCACCCTGAGTAGCACCGCCAGGCAAGTCGCCGACAGTCGCCACAGTCCCCAGGACTTCAAAAGCAGCGGCGCCAGCCCCTACATCGTCGAGATTGCCTGTAAACGGGTTGAACTTGAAGGCCATGACTCAGCTCTTGGTGACGGAAGTCAGGTTGTTACCGCCGTCGTAGCCGAGGGTCAGTGTTGCGACGGTGGTGCCGCCGCTGCCACCGGACTTGTACACCACACCGGTGAGGTTGCTGCCGGTGTAGCTCATATCGATATAGTCGTGCACCGGTATATCGAGACCGGCCAGGGAAGCTGGGTAAATGACCTCGTAGCGGTCACCGTCTACAACACGCTGGCCCATGGGTACGAGGGGTTGTTTTCCTCAGACTACCCAAATCAGAGGGGTGTGCCGAAAGGCCGAGAACTTTCCCGGCGTTACGCCCCCATCGCGACGGCTGACCTTGCCAGAGCACTTCCATTTCGCTCTCGAGAGGCAGAGCGGGGTGTTGCGGTCCTTTCCTGAGCAGTCCTTACCGTGGGACTTCATGTCGCCAAAGCTGCGGGCGCAGTAGCGGTCGCCTTTGTCAGTGCCTGGGGCGATCTTGTACCCCTTGGCGCCATAACGGACAATGCGAGTGCGGCCTGTCTTGGGGTTGCGGACCTTTTTGCTGTATTTCTTGCCGTCCTCGGTATCGAAACCAGCTGCCCAGGTGTCGGTTTTGGAGCTCACCATCACCGGGGTTCCGCTGCGCTCCTTGCGGGGATCCTCGCGCCGCTTGCAGGCCACTAGGCGGCGGCGTTCGGCGGGGGAAAGCGACATGGCCTTGGCGGCCGGTAGGCATTTAGGCTTACCTTCACCCTCGGAGCGGTCGCCACAGGGGCCGAGGATCCGGCCGCTGCTGCTCATGCGGACCCATTTCTCTTTGAACCACTTGTCCAAGCCGTCATTGCGGAACTTGCCACCGCGCTTTTTGTACTCGCGCACCATCCAGGCGTTGGCATACGCACTCGGGTAGATCTTGAACTTGCGCTGGGCGGCGGCTTTGACTTCTGCGTGCAGTTCTTTGCTGACGAAGACAGTCTTACCCGGCGCGTCTTGACGCAAAGAAGCAGGAGTCAAAGTCATGGTCAGATGGCAAGCTGCTCTGGATTAGGGGCAAAACCGGCGGCGTACATGGAGTCACGCTTACGGGTTTCTAGCGAGCTTGCTACAACTGATCCAGCAGCTAAAGCACCACCAAGAACACGAGCTCCTGTTTGCAGTCGGCGATTAAACAGTTCGCGGCGAGCTAATGAACTTAAAGCTTGGTTTTGTGGGTCTTTACTGTTTTTATTTCCTTTAATAGCAGTTTTTAGAGCGCTGCTTTTTACTCTTGTTAAAATTTGTTTTGTGGTTCTTCTCGTCTGTGTGCCACGTGTTTGCAACAGCAAAGCTGTTTGCTTTTTAGAAGTTTTAAGCGGTTGACCTGTTCTTTCAGCTTTAGCAATTAAATTACTCTCCATCTGACGGATTTCTTTGTTTGTAGGCTTCTTCGTCTTTACTTTGGTAGCGGGCCCTTTAGTACACTTTTCGCCCTCGGAGATGGCACCTTTGCCGCACTTGAGGTCGTTACGGATGGTAGTGGGAGTCAAAGTCATGGTCAGATGGCAAGTTGCTCTGGATTAGGGGCGAAACCGGCGGCGTAGACAGAGTCACGGCGCTTGCGGGCACGGAGCTGTGCGGATGTTTTGTCGTAGCTCCGTGCTAATTGCATTGCGGTCTTCATATCCGACTCTCTTAGTCGCTGCTTGCGTGCTTTCAGCAGAGCAGACGTCTTATCGTAGCTCTTAGCTAGCTGCGTAGCTGCCTTCATGTCAGCTGCGCGTAGCTCTTGTCTAGTAGCTCCGCTAGCTTTAAGCTTAGCCCTTTTGGTTTTATAAGTGGCAGCGATTCTGGCTTCTTGTTTCTTACCCGCTAGCTTAATGGCTCTGACACTTGGTTCCTGTGCTCTCTTAGCTTTGTAGGCCGCCGCAATTCGCGTTTCGCGTGTCTTACCGGCACGCTTGATCTCGCCAGCGCTTTGTACCCTCTGCGCCGGGCCTTTAGTACACTTTTCGCCCTCGGAGATGGCACCTTTGCCGCACTTGAGGTCGTTACGGGCTTCTGCTGTGTCTAAACGGGCTCGGATGTAGGTCGCACTAAGGTCCTGGATACCCATCTCACAGGCGGTCAAATACTCCTGCGGAGTGAGCGAATCGCTGCGTTTGCGCATGGAGCCGCAGTTGCCGTCGCACTTACGGCCTTTCTTGCCTTTGCAACCGCACTCGGTATCCATGGGCTTCTTGCCATACATGTCCATTTCCATCTCTTTCTTCATTCCTTTATCTCCGTCCATCGGCTTCTTGCCGTACATTCCGCCATCCATGGGCTTCTTCATGCCCATGCCGTCTTTTGCGGGCTTGGTGTTCTTTGCCCCCTTTGCGCTGCGCTTACGAGAGTGCTTAGGATCCATGCCCATGTCCATCTCCTCTTCCTCAGCAGGTTTACTACCGCGGGAGCGCTTGGCCATCGCCGTGCCCTCGCGGATGCCCTTCTCGTAGGCTTCTGACTTAGCGCGGCGGGCGGTGGCAGGCATGATAATGGGCCTGGAGTGTGCTTCTCCCAGAATAGCCAATTTGTGCTACTGCGTATCAAAGGGTTGCGGGGCTACCTGTTCAAATACTGCTGCTCTGTTGAGATCAGCGGGGCCTACAGTTGCCACTTTCGACACTTCTTCACGGTGGCGCCGAGGTAATGCGGCGTAGGTGTCATCAATTGCTGCGATCTCGGGATCCCAGGGAGCCAGATAACATCGACACCTCGGATGGCAAGGAGCTTGTGCATTGACACGCTTGTAGATACGCCCAGCGCGGGCATTACAGATAGGACACGTACGGTCATCACTGGTGGCGTACCACATCACTAAGTCAATCCCATTCACTGCGTAATACTGACTGCTGGCGTTGTTGTAAGCACGCAGTGATTCTGTGCGGGCAATAACATCAGCGCGAGATTTGACTACATCAAGCCGAAGACGCAGATCCTTTGTAATGACGTCCGTGGGGCGACCTTCGGCTACACCTTGTGCAACGAGCTCGGTGGCAGTCTCTGCAAAGGTCTGGCCGTGGCGCCGGAGGTAACCCTTTGACTGGGCTGCGGCGGCGACGGTCGCTTCGATAGGGATCGAGACGTCGATGCGCTGGCGAGAGGGTGTGAGCTCTCGCATGGAGTCGCCCGCCACGCCGATGCCTTTCTGGTAGGAGCTGCGGAGCAGGCCGCGTAGAACTCGGTCGTAGGCGTCCGTACGCTGCGGGTTGAACGCTGGAACAAGCTGGCGAAACTCCTGCAGCAGAGCCACATTGCGATCCGCGGCGGGCTTGCCACTGCGGATCTGGATGCGAGTGCGGCGGATCAGGCGGTTGAAGCTGCGATCGAGGATACGGTTGAGCTGAGTGACTGTGACGTCCTCAGAGAGGCGGAGGGCTTTGTTGTAGCGCTCAAAGAGTTGCATTAGGTTTCAACTTTGTATGCTGCGGATCTGCAGTGTCAGCGCGAACACCTCGAATGAGTTTAGCGACATAGTCAGCT